TGCGGGAATATTGTTTTTATGAACTTTGCCCTGTCGATTAAAGGGATATCAAGTCTCTCCCCGATATTCCATGCATAATGTCTTAGCGAGGGGGACTTGATTTGATTATCGGGCTTGGAACGAATCGGTTTATATGGTTCCGCTTGTCCGTATGCCAGAGATTCTATGTTCTCATGGAGAATTTCAAGATCGTCTATGGATAAGAACTGTGACATTTCGTGTGTGGTGTATTCATGTATCGCATGCACAATAGCGCTCTTCTTCTCCATTTCATTGCGCCGCAATTCTTCTATGTGGGCTTCATATTCCTTAAGATATGGACTCTCGACCTGTTTTTCACTGGTTGCATTATCAGTTTGGAGCAATTCTTCCTGGGTATCAGGATTTGTCTCGGAAGGGACAGTTCCTCTTGAGGATAACTCCTTGCAGCCAAAAGAAAGATAGCTGTTGGAGAGTAGAGAACAGAACAGGCGTTGCAGTGCAGCGCATGACATGATGGTTACTACGGTTCCTAATATGACCGGAGTGGAATAGTCAATCAGGTCAATCTGATAATTGTTGTACAATATTGTTGCCACTGTTGTGTAGGCGACACACATAATCGCAAGAACTCGGCTTGTCTTTTTGATGGATATTCGGTTGTTATCTGCCATAAACTGTTATTATTTGGAATTGTGATAGGACAAAAATAGATGTCCGGTTTCAGACAGTTGTAAATAATGGCGGAAAATCAGCCGGGAATTAAGAAAAAATATGGTTAGAGTATGATTTTCAGCGAAAAATCATACTCTAACCGATAAAACAGGCACGAATCAGTCTGGTCAGCCCTTTCTTGTCAATGTGATTCTGGTGGTCGCCTCACGCTTGTTGCTGTCGACTACTTTCATGTAGCGTTGAGTGGTAGTGATGCTTTTGTGTGCCATGTTGCTTTGGATGGTACGGATATCAGTACCCGCTGCAGCCTGAAGGGTTGCGTATGTCCTGCGATATGAGTGGAAAGTTATGTTTTTGGTAATTCCTGCGGAACGGATCCATTCCTTCATCGGCTGCTGCGTCCAGCTCCGCTTCAGGCCTTTGAACACAAGACCTTTTTTCTCGGGACTGTACCCGATCAGTTCCAAGGCTTCATCGCTTATCGGGATGATGTCTTCCGTCTTGGTCTTCTGGGTGATGGTATGGACACATTTTCCTCCAGCTGCAAAGTCAACGATTTCCTCCCAGCAAAGAGAAAGTATATCGCTGAGCCGCAAACTGGTCAGACACGAAAAGAGAGAAGCAGTCTTTAGAACAGATATCTTGCACGGAGTTTCAGCCAGACAATACAGCTCTTCCACACTTAGGTATTCCTTGGCAATATCTTCCGATTCGATTTTTTCCAGAAAGTCATTGACATTGGTCTTTATCATCCTGTTGCGGTACAGAATCTTCAGAAATCCCCGGAAAGTAGACCAGTAGCCGGAGGCGGAGTTCTTTGAAATTTGTCCGTCACGCCGGAGTTGCTTTGCGTTAAGCAGGTATTTCCGGAACTTGTTACACAGGTCTACATCTATTTCTTCGAAAGTGCATTTGCCGTGAACGAAGTTGTAGAAGTGCTGATAGACAAATCCCCATTTCTGGTCGTGCTTGCGGAGCTGCTTCCGGTAATACTCCAGAAAGTCCGCTTTGTACTTGCGCTTGTCGAAGAAATCGTACCGTTCATTTACGATGGCTTCAAACCTCCGGCACCGGATTGCTTCGGCCTTTTCCGACATGGCAGCGTTGAAGTCGCGTTCACGCTGATTCTTGGGATTGGCATAGATGTAAATGTTCAATCCTTCATGGCGGATGGTCTTCATTGTTTCCTGATCCCGGTAGCCCGGATAATAATCAAGATAGAACGACAGCATACCTTTCTTCAAAGGGCGCGTCCTCAATGTAACTGTTTTGCATTCTGACATAATGTTGAATATTAAATGGTTGTAACTGATTTTTGCTGCGAAAATCCTTAATGCTTTTATACAGACCATAATCAGCAGGAAATAATTTCCCGATAATTACAGTCGGTCGCATTTAGCCACTAACGGGCTCCCATGATGTGGTCGAATTCCACCTTCAGAAAGCGCACGAACCTGCCTTTCTTCTCCCGTTTTATTTCGTGGAATTGCAAGATGCCGTAAACTGAATCCCTGGTGAGATTGTATTTTTTCATAGCTTCCTGTACGGTGTAGTATTCAGACGAGTCATCTTCGGCGGTCTGTTTTGACAGGTCGAAGTGAAGTTTGGAGTAGAATATCTGGCCGTGCTCTTTCTTCGAGGGGATATTGTTGCGATAGACATGCGAGCGGATGGCTACACGGGTCATTCCATATTTTTCCTCAATCTCTTCCGGTGTGTACCATTCGGTCAAGGCGTCATCCGTCTTGTACTTGGCAAATGCCGCATCGATATGCTTCTTGCTGTAATAGTTAAATTGGTGGACTTTGATTTTGGGGACATCATGTTCTCTGGTATATGTCCATACCCATTTGGTATTTACCTTGTACTTCTCCGCAATCTGTTCGGCTGTATAATATTCGGTTATATCGACATCATCCTTTGGCTTGATGCTTTCATAAGGTTTGGTTTTCAGCATCAGCTCAATGTCGCTTCTGCGGATGAGTGACATTCTCGAACTTAGCCGGGATGCACGAAGTTTGTCTTCCTTCACCAGCTTATAGACATACTGGCGAGAAACACCCATCAGTCTGGAGACTTGAGAAAAAGTGAAGTATTCCTGACTTTCCAGCTTTCTCTTTAACTCAAGCATTTCCTGAATTTCCCTGAGTTCCATTCTGCGCTCCTTCATCCGGTGTTTGTAGCCTCTTTTGGAGCATTGCGGGCTGCAATAATTTGTGGTAGTCTTTTTTGCCATGAAAGGCTTGCCGCACCACTGGCAGATTCTTTTTACTTCCATTTTGTTTGTCCTCCATATTTTCGTTAAACATGAACTTTCGTTGTTCGGGCAATTTCAGCCCTTGCGGTCAGCAATAAAGGCTGCGTTTTATTTCCCTTTTTGTCTACTCACGTAAACCATTGTCAACACACGTCAACTACTGCGTCATCGTGACATTGGGGCAAATCCCGAAAATGTTTCGCGGTAGAAATACGGTAGAAAAATATGGTGAACAACAGTATCCAACTGTTTATAGCTGGATTTTTGGCAAATAAAAAAGCCACTGAAAATCAGCGGCTTCATTATAGTTGGTTCTAATTCGTTGCAGTTGATTACAATATCCTACTTACCGATGCAAAATCTATTACTTCTTTCTAAAATAGGTTGTAACTCACTATGATATATTGGCTTATTTGTAACCAATAAACGCCACTTCGGAGGCCGGGTAACAGACGGGTAACAGAATCGAATGAAAAACCCTCTCAACGCCCGATCTATCGGTCTGTCGAGAGGGGTATTCAACGCAACTGATACGGGGCTATCAGTACCGCAAAGATAATGAATTATTTGGATTTCTATTGCTTGGTGTAGATTATCGCATTCTCGGCCTCGGTCAAGCCATAATCCCACATTTTGAAAGAGGAGGCGTCGATGACCTTGATGTTGCGCTGATCTTCGCTGTTTACTACTTCGCCGTCCGTTCCGTATTCAAAGAATGAGATCGTCGGGATTGCTCCCTCATATTTTACGTCGATTGAGTAATAGCAGGTCGATGAGCCGCTGATCTCTTCAAATCGGGTGTCGGTTATGACGGCGGTTCCGTATGCTGTAAAATCCGGGAAAAGGATTACCGTCGGCTTGATCTCTTCCGGCTCGGAATAGGGCTGAAAGACGATGGTTTCCGTATAGGAACCGGCGGATGATAACTTATCCTCATGGAACCCGATATATCTGCCGTTCAAAGTCTGCCAAATCTGTTTGACGGTTTCGTCCATCTCCGGCTTTGGGGTATCGTCTTTGGAGCAAGCTGCGATGCAAAGGGATAGGAATAGAATAGATAAGAGTTTTTTCATAATATGATGGTTTTATGCTTTCAGAAAATAAACGGGAATAATCGGGAGCAGGGCTTTGTCCTCCTCGCTCATGCGGTCGTAATAGCGAATCCATAGGTCGATGAACTCGTCGATGTCGATCAGACGCAGGCAACGATGCCCGTTGCGGGCTTCTTTCTTGGATTCGCTGGTGAATGTCCCCGATGTAACCAGCAGGCCGACCTCGCCCTCTTTCACGAGAACCCCCAGCAGACTGCGGACGACATCGACGGAGATTGCAGAGGTCGGATAATGCTTGACCTGTACTTTCAACTGCGGGGCGGTCGTGCCGAGCGGGTCTCGGTAGGCGATAATATCAACGCCGCCATCCTTGCCTTTCGGGGCGATGAATGGCGTATAGTAGCCCATTGCCCGCAACAGGGCGGCGACCAAATCCTGAAACTCGTAAGGGTTCTTTTTGATGATATACTCCCGAATGCCTTTCGATGCCTGACCTTGCAACATATCCAAATCATCGGGCTGATCCGCATTCTCCTCGATGACCGATACCGCGTGCTCTTTCTGTATCTTGGAAAACTTGCCGTGAAAATCGGCGAAGAACTCTCCGGCTCCGGCGGCAAGAGCTTTCGCACCCTCTTCCGTCAGATGCCAAATCCCGCTCTTTTTGACGAGATACCCGACCTTGCCTACCTCTATCGAATAGAAGTTGAGATACGCTTTCCAGCGGATGACGCCGCTCTTGGTTTCCTCTTTCTCATAATCGGTCAGCGGGAACGATGATGCGAGGGTTGCGTATATATCCGAAATCCTCATTTCGCCGCCGTTGGCCTCGATTGCTTTCATGGCGGCAAATACGATCTCCGCCTGCCTTGTTGGTTTCTTTTCGCTCATGCTATCCGTAAATCAAACATTCGCTGCTGTTTCCGGATATGCACACAAAAAGCGTGGGCGTTCCTGTCGGTTTAGAGGTATCGCCAAACACCTACGGACTAACAAGGAAATGCCCACGCATAACGCAGGCATTTACCATTGTTTTTTAAGTCCGTTGTGAAATTGGCGATTTCCTAAACCTTAAAAACAATAGCAAACGCTATAATATCAAAACTTTTTCAAAGGTACAAAAAGTT